CCAGCACGGTTGTAACCTAGGTAGAAAATCTGAGATACAGGACCTTGCATAGGTTGTACGCCACAGATTTTGTTAGCGATTAGTTCCGGGAAGACCCGGCGGACGAGAGGAAATGCGAACTTTTGGAANGTACCGAGGTTACCCACAGTAGTTGCCTCTTCAAGAGTGCCGTGCTCAGCAGCGTTCTCTGTAAGAATGCTTTTGGCTTGGTTCTCTAGGAGTACAGCAGTCATCTGACGAGTTGATTCATCACCGATGCCTTCCAGGATTGGTTCCCACTTCTCACATAAAGATTGATTCTTTTTAGAATTTAACATAATTTTATTTTTTAGTCTTTAAGGACTTCCTGCTTTGACAGGTTGATTACGTCTTCGGTGAGGAAGATGTTGTTAGCCGCTTCTCGCGAAGGTCGGCTCGAATCGGTTTCGTTAGTAATTACAACGGCAGACTCAGAAGATTTAAACGGAAGTTTAGCATTTTCAGCCAACTGTACGTTTTCTTCGTTCAAACTCTCTACTTTACCAGAAAGCATAGTGTTTTCGTGAAGAGAGTTCGATAGCCTTTGGTTTACAGCAGCTAGGCTCTCTTGTAGTTCCCCAAGCTCTGCAGCTTGTTGGGCAATTTTGGAATCAACGTCGGAAGTCTCGACTTCAGCAGCTACCATAGCACGAATGCTTTCAAAGATTCTGTACCCTCGAAGGATTTCATCGTCAGACTCTACCTCTTTTTTGGCTACTTCTTTTAGGTCAGCTATTTTAGTACGAAGGAAACCGCTTACTTTGGTCTCCATTAACTTAACTTCGGCACTGACTCGTTCTTCAATGGCTGCATTAACCATCTTCAAGACCTCTTGAAGACCGGTTTCAGACAAGCTATCGGGAAGTAGTTTGGCAATTTGTGTTAGTTTATCATTCATAGAAATTCTCCTACTGTTTATATCTACTGGGTTTAGCGAAAAAAATCATTAATTTTCATTCAATAGTCTACGTAAAGCTGTTAAATAAACTCTCTCTTCTTGGAGTTTATCTTGGTATTGTAAAGAAACATCTCTGTTCTCCATTAACTGCTTGTGTTCGACGAGGGATGGGAACGCATTTTGACACGAAGGGTCCGCCACCATGTCCCAAGTAATCATTCGAAGATTATCTTGGACCATGTATGCGTCTTCTTTCATATCATGTTCAACGCTACCAGTAGCGCGGGAAGAAATACCAATACGTACACCAGCTTTAGCTAGTTCTTGTAGGATTCTTCCAGAGGGGGTATCGAGGAATTCAGCTTCCCCCATTAGGTTATTACCGTCCATTTGTAAGTTAGTAATAATATGAGAGACATTCGAAAGATGTACAATCTCATCATTAGGGTGGTCGAGTTCACCACATAGACGGCGTTCGTTTAAAAGGGGTTGTAGTTTTTGTACCTCTCTCTCTAACAGCTTCCTTTCGTAAATTCGCCCATTACCATTCTTTTTCTCAGCTTGGCTGAAGATGCCACGAACTTTCATGGTCTTACTGCCCTTACCTTCACTTAGAATGGTTAGAGGTTGGAAATCGTTAAAGTCTCTGAGTAACATTAGGCTTTTAGGTAGGATAGGAAGTCACTTCGAGTGGCTTCAGTTTTCACTTTTTGCTTAGTGCGTTTTTTAGGAGCAGACTTTTTATAATCTGGTCCTGGTAGTTTAACTTTTTTAGCGTCTCCTTTAGCGCCTCCTGCCATATTAACCCCAATGCAGCCAACACTGGTCATTTCCTGAATCTTTTCAATTATTCTTTTGGCTTCGGACAAAGTTTCTAGTTCTTGGACGGTAAGTTCTAAACTCGTAGTAGGAGCGCCCCATCCTGAAGGAGTTGAGCTTTCTTCCTTCGTTTCAACGATAACTTCTTCTTGAACAGCGACACCGGCGATTCCCATTAACTGAGTGCGCTGGGCGTCGTTCATCTCCAATAACGTGTCATTAGGGTCCATAGCGGGAAGATGGGCTTGGTGCCCTACTGCAGCGTCATGAGGATTCTTAGAAGGGTCAGTTAAGGCTCCGCCCAGAATCTCATCAGCCATCTGCGCCATGGATTTTGTGCTCATAGGAATTAAGCGTCGCCGTGAGCAGCTGCAGAGTCGTCAGACTTCTTTTTCGAGGCAGGCTTAAGCTTTTTACGTAAAGCAACCTGCTTAGGGTCTGTAGGAGCGTTCTTGTTCATAGCTGAGTCGATATCGTCATCAGACATATCGTCGCCATTGGAATCCTTCATAAAGTCTTTGCGTCCTGGGTGTGTCTTCGACTTGTCGCCTTTACGTTGGTCTGTAGTGAAATCTGGCTTATCGCCTTTCTTAGACTTTTGGTTAGACTTGTCTCCTTTACGGGCACCAGTTTCAAAGTCTCCTTTGTCACCCTTATCTTTGCCAGCTCCTTCGTCGCCTTTACGGGCACCAGTTTCAAAGTCTCCTTTGTCATCGTCATCCTTCTTGTCAGCAGACTTATCACCTTTCTTCTTACCTTCATCAAGCTTGATGTAGATTTCGTCGCCAAAATCATAAATATCTCCAAGAGAGTAAGCATCTTCTTCAAAACGAACCTCGTTTATGAAAAGGTCAGCGTGCGCTTCCCCTAACATCATACGAGTACCGCTGTCTAGTTCAATAGCCTTTAGGAAAAGGTCCCCTTCGATTTCGAATACTTCTTCATCAAGAGCAAATACACCGCCATCCCATTCGTATAGGGTAGGCATATCAGTGTTGTCTTCCACTTGAGTTTCGTAGGCTACAGACTCATTAATTTGTTCTGAGGCTTCAGCTTTGTTCGGGGCAAAGCCCATACTCTCCAAGACCGCGTTGCGTAGGTCATCAGACAAACTGGCTTGACCACAAGAATTATCTTCGTTTATAATGTATTTCATACTATTGTTGAGGTTTTCCTCTAGTTATATCTAGAGGGGTTTAAAGAAATCTATTCTTTTTTTGCGAGCATTTCTTCAATCTTTGCCAAACGGACGTCTTGTTCCTCGTCTCTAGCATCGATATCTTTCTGGGAAACAGTATTGCCAATGTCGGAAAACTTCCTAACCCACTTTCTACCTCGCTTGGTTACAAGGGGTACTAGAACAAAGATTGCAGCGTACCACCAACCGAGTTGAAAAATTAAATTTTTTGTTTCGTGAATAGTACTTGCTGTAGTTCCTGGTGCGGGCTTACCTGAGTTAGCAGCAGCTAAAGCCACGGCGTCGCTAACAGGTGCATCATTATTAGGATACGCCATTTGAGCAACAGCGACTCCCGTTGCACCGCCTAAAGCGGCGGTGGCGGGTCCTCCTAAGCTCCCTGCTGCAGCTCCAGCTGCGCCACCAAAAATAGGGGCTAATGTCGAACAGCTGGAGAGTAGGAGCAGAAGGCTTAGTAAAAATTTCATTCCGCGTCTGGAGTTTCCCCTTCGTCGGTGCCAATCACGTATTCCACCGCGTCAGTTAGAACCTCTTGGGTGTAATCAACGACTTGGTTAGTCATAGCACATGAAAGCAGGAATACTCCTGCGAGAGCTCCCAGTACAAACATGAAAAGAGCTTTCCAGTTTGCTAAAATGAGAGTATTGATATTATTTAAAATGGTATGCCACATGGTGTATTATATAGGTTTGTAACTGAAATTATTCAGCCAAAATTGGAAGAGTTGTCTTATACCCTTGGACATCGGCATAAAGCCCGTAGCTCCATCCCGGGTTATTAATATGAATCCAAAAGCTTCCGTTCCCGTCCACGGGCACCCAGAGTGTGTTACTGTTCGCAACATTGTCTCCACTTCCTGAAGACTTTCCTGTTAAGACTTTACCGTAAAAACCATCACCCTGCCAACCACCTGTAGGGTTGTAGTCAGCAGCCGTTGCATATGCGATAGTAGGACTACTATCTGGCAAATGGATAAACCCAAAGAAATAGACTTGAACATGGCTCAAGCCTGGAATGTGCGGAAGGTCTGCGAAACCCATCTGCTCCTTTGTAACCTGTGTCCAGCCACGTGAGCCCCTGACGTTGTTAATATTAGATATTCTTCTGTCGTTGAAGTAAGTGTCCCTTTCGATTTCGGTGGAAGCCAATACTGCCGTAAGGTCCGCGATTTGTTGTTCAAGATTATCTGTTACAGGGACTGTAATAGCTTTGGCATGGCTCTCAGTTACAAACGGGTTATGTAGGCTAGGTGATATAGAACCTACTATAGCTTGTCTTTCAGGTAGTGACAGCTCAGCAGTTCTGAAGAATGGTCTAATATCCCTCATGTATTGTTCCGGTATTGGGTTCCCTTCTACGTGGCTTTGGGGAACAAAGACGTACGCTAACGGAAGAAAGAAGTTGGCGTTTTTATTGGAAAGACCCAACTCATTTAGACTTTGGGCTATTTCCCCGTTTGCCATTACATCCCTTGCAAAGTTAACATTAACTACATCGTCCGGCATAGGGACGGTTCCAAACTCAGGGTTAGGGACAACCTCTCCATCTAGATTTCTTCCATAATCATTAAGCCGTTCTTGCGGAGCTCCTATCGTGATGTATCTTTCCCCAATGGTTACTACTCGTTTTCCGTTGTTATCGTTTACTATACCCGCACCTTTGACAACAGATAGGTTGGCATAACCGTCTCCTATTACCGCACCATCCGCAGGAGGATTACCCGGAAGATAAGGGTCATCCATCGCGCCGTTCATAGTACCGATTCCAATAAGGTCAATGCGTCCCAAAGGGGCAGTAGTAAGAAACTCACCTTGAAACTCATTAAAATTAAAGGAGTCTATACTAATGTTTCCTCCTCTAAAGTTTATAACCGCGTTACGACCAACACCCTCGCCAAGCTGTGGGATGACCCCACCCGCTGGGTTATTAGAAGGGTTGTTTACACTATAAGTTCCTGTAGGGTTATCGCCGGAGCCAAATGTGGTAGGGGGTAAATTCATCTCCACACGTCCGTTATAGATGCTAAATCGAGAACCGGTGTTTCCGTTAAATCCGCCGTCATTGCTTCTTTGCACGCGTCCGATGAAGGAGCCTGGTCTAACCGACACAGTTCCTGGTAACGCAGTATTGATAAACGGCTGGAGTTCAGTGAATCCAGCTCTACCCACAGTATTACCTCTCTCAGCAGAGTTGATTTCATCAATCTGGGATTGAAGCCTTACATCGTTAGACAGTAAATCCTCTAAAGGAAGGTTGTCTACTTGATAGTAGTACGGGTCTGCGGGTAGGTAAAACCTAATATCTTCGTTAATTCTTTGTGCCATTATACTAATCTCTCCAAGTCAAATATATTAAGTGACCTTACGCCGACTCCATAGGAGCAATTTAAGGAGTTATGGTCTCGTCCCTCTCCTCCTGCCTTTGCGCCCATGTGAGACCTATAAATAGATACCCCGTTAACTTTATCCTCCGCCATATGTTTAGCGTTTTGCCACATCCCAGCCGCGCTTTCATCTAACCAGTTCCTCATATACCCTAGAGAATCCATACCTAAAGGAGGTAGTGGGGTTACAGGTTCAGCGGTTGTGTAGTACCATCCGGCGGATGCCGTTCCATCGGTACCCGAAACTGCATTGAAAGCACTAAACCCACCTAATCTAGGTTGCATAGTGGCTACGCCGGCAGATGGGTTCATCGAAGGCATTCCCCAACCAAACACTCTTAAACAGCTCGATAGCTGGTAAATTCCCTGAGGGAAGTCGGAATCGGTTCCGGTTAGGCGTCGGATGTTATCCGCAGCTCCAAGAACACGAACATTTTGTGTCCAGTGAGGGTATCCTTGACCGTTAACTTGGTCGACGGGTGAACCCCCCGACGTTGCTGTCTGGCGCCAGCCTTGGGCGCCAGTGCTTGTGCCGCTTAAAGTACTAACGTCATAGAACGATTTGAGGTCGCCACGAGTGGACATCATCAAACGGAATACTCCAGTGTTAGCATAAACTGCTCCACAGCCTCCGTAAGTAGTTCTGCGACCGCCTAAACCATAGTAGTCTAGAGCAACGCCATTTTGCCATTTACCCATCGGACCATGGCAGTTAGACCCTCCTCCAGGAGCGTTCGCACTTAAAGACCATGTCATTGGGTCCATTCCATTAGCTAGGATATTAGAAGCATGAATACGTGAAGTGTCTGCTAAATTCCAAATCTGAATTTGAGAACCCATACAACCAATGTCAGACATTAAAGCTCCGTCAGGAGGGTTAATACCTGCTCCAGCCTTGGTTAACATATAGGCACGCAAGCGCTCTTTAGGGGCTCGCTCATCTCCAATTACAGTCATACTTCCTATTTGGTCGTTCTGTTCGTTGGTGCTGAAGATTGCGCTGTCAGTTCCTTTACCAGCTACAGTAGCTAAGGCACCTTGACCTGTTTCGTCTGTAGTTCCCCCGGTGTAATTACCACCGGTTCCCCCTACAATAACAGTGGTAGTAAAGTCGGAGTTTCCGGCTGAACCGGTTCCACCGCCTGGAGGCTCGCCATCGCCGTCTACGGGGGTAGACCCACTCTCTAGAGCGTCGGGGCTTGATACAACATCGAAAGGAGGGGTAGTGGTAGTTGTACCTACGGAAGGTCCAGTATCTATAAAATTACCACATCCTGTTCCTTTGAGGTTATAATAAACACCGGACACCGAAGACGGAGAGCCTTGAAATACGAAGTTAACCAAGTTGACATCCACAGAACTATCTTGAATTGCGCGTACACACATACCCCCCGTCATAGCATTTCTGTGATAAAAATCACCCGTTCCTGTGTCAGGGGTCCTAACGTAAGGGTTGGTGGTGTTGAAGGTTTGATTCACTCCACCAGGGACTAAAGAGAGTCTCTCTGCGAAATCGGTTGCTACACCACTAGTAAACGCGTTAGGGTAAAACTTAACGTAGCCCGCCGAAGTGGACTTCTCCCATTGGTTGTTTTGGTCTCCGATATAGTCATCAGCGTAACTTGTAGCAAATACGTCTACAGAGTCTACAGTGTTTCCTGTCGCGCCTTCAAGAACCTTTCCGCCCAAACCAAACAATTCAATGTTGGATTTCTTATTTGCGACCAAACAGGCTCTTGTTGCGTGAACTTCAAGTTTTGTTTGGTTAGGTTGTAAAGTAAGCATAGTTTTACCAGTAAACGGCATAAGGTGATACCCAGAGACATCCAGAATATTATCAGTGCCGATAAAGGTTGGAGGTTTAACTTTAAAGTTAGAGTTATTCTCTGCTAAGAAAGGTACGCCAAATCGGGCGGACTTAGTTGGACCAGTTAATTCAACGTTTGAGTTATCAATAGCTACTACACCAGCCGACATCCAACTTCTAAATTGAGAAGGGGCGTCATTAACAGGATAATAATTAAAAGTAGTACATGTGGATGAGGTCCCTCTAAAGGTTAGGTTAGACCCGTTAGAAGCAATCGCAACTTTTCCTTTTCCGGTATCATGTGAGTCTACGGCGTAATTCACGCCAACTAGTTCTGCATCCGAGTTATTGGTAATCACCATGCCCGGTTGGTTGTTTGCTCTATACGGAGTTGCTCCAAAGTGAGTAGCTGGAAGATATCGAACAGAAGTGCCTAAATCATATTCAATGCCTCTGGGGTTGTCATTTATCCAATTACACCCACCCCATTGTCCTACGTACAAAGGAATATTATTTATTTGTGCTACTTGTACTGAAGAGGACTTGTCAACCAACAAGTTTTGGTTATTAGAATCAACGTGGAATTGTGCACGGTTTCTAATACGTCTATCGGTTTGGGCGGTAGAAGCTGCGCCAAAGTTATTTGTTTGGATAGCACCATTAGAAAAACGCCCGGCTGTAGCTTCTTGTGAATAATCGTCAGCACGTAATGGGAAGTTTTCACTTCCTCCAGCATAAGTTAGTTGGGAGCCTTCCAAGCTCATACCCCATCCCGCATTATTGTTGCAAGTGAATTGAGGTAGGGCTGCTTGAGACCGTCTTAGGCGTATACCATCACCTACATTCAGGTAGGAGTTAAAACGTCCGTTGAACTCAATATCACTTCCTTCACTGTACAAACCGTGTTCGTTACAGTCCGAAATATTAATTGTAGTAGTAAGGGTGTCTCCTCCAGTACCTGACGTCGTGAGATAGGATACACCATTTACTGTGCGGTCCTGACCGAGAAGTTGAGAGCCGCCATTAGGAAGAGCAGATATAGTGGTTTCGTTCCAAACAATACCCCCGCGCAATGTGGAGTTTCTTAAATCCATACCCCGCTTAGACTTAGTAAACAAGTTAATGTATTTTCTTGAGTCTTCGTAGCCAGTGGAATCCCATTCCAAATCACTATTTAATGCGTAGAAGCCTGTGCCATTCTGTAATCTCTCAGCGGGTAATTTACCAGTTTTGGTGTAATTACGGTAAGCTATACAATGACCGGTAATTTTAACCCTAGAGTTAGTAGCTTTGAAACCTCCTAACGCGCTTCTCATAGAAGTAATATTATCTAAAATCACTTCGGAGTTTTCGATATCGATACCGTACTCCCCTCGGTGGATTTGGTTTCCTGACTCATCGTTTTGGTCATTTCCGGCGTCTACAAGCACATCTCTGAGGATGATGGTGCCTTGGCAATCCTTTAAGGAGATAGAGCTAAAGTATGCCCCATAACCAACTAGGGTGCTTTGTCCTGTGGTATACTGTTCCGCTCTTTTTTGGACCATATAATCTTTCGTACCGGAGCCGTACCAAGGGGTTGCGTCTCCCCATGAACTTGCGGCAGTACCAGCTATGGCTGTGTCCGCTCCAGCGCCCCAATCGTTCCTCCAATCATATGGATAGGGGATGGCAAACTTCCCAACTGCAGTGCCTTTCCAGCTATCGGATGCCGATGCTACGTACGCGGTAATGTTATTGGCTTGGCGGTCGGTATCGGGACCTTGCATAGCAAATAATCGTGCATTACTGTACCAAGAGGCTGCGTCAGCGAAATCTGCGGATAGTCGGGTAGAGGATACGCCCATCATCGTAGCAGACGCGTATACAGAATAAACATTCTTTATGTATTGACGATTACCAAGAGCAGCATCTGCAGGACTTCCCGACACATCAACGATGGCAACATCCGCAGCCGCGTTCACGTCTTGGAAAAACGCCATATTTTTAACTTCTAATTTGCCTTCACCTTCACAAGTAATATTCGCGAGGTCTAAGTGTCCGAGTTGTCCGTATCTACAAATTTCAATTAGAACAGGGAACTTAAGCCTCTTAGGAATTCTCTCAACAATATCATCAATCGAATCATAAATAGCTTTGCTTTCGTCGGAGTTTCCTTCGGACGAAAGAGTGAATGTCACCCCGTCTGGGTTTCCTCCAGGGTAGCCCATAGCTCTGTAAAGAGTATCGCCCCGGTCTTGTATCGCCCATAAAGGCACGTTGTCTTGTTCCCAGTTATAAAAAGAACTAGGGTCATACTTAGGGACTGATTCAGTCCAATTGAGGGGGATGATACCATCGCCGCCTACACTGCTTACATTTTTGAAACTTACCATTAGAATTCAATCGTCCATCTAAAGACTAAAATAAATGCGTCGGTCTTATAAATCTTTTTAAAGTACCTGTACGCGCACAACATGGAAGCATCAGTGGATTCCACATAAGGGTTTTTGCTAAACAATCCAATCTCGTTAATATATCCTTCAGGATAATCAACGCTGGCATCACCTACATTTAGGGTTTGCTCGTCTAATACGATTTGCCACATACATTTTGTAGGAGTAACTCGTTTTATATATCCATAAGGAATAACTCCAAAAGGGGTAGTGCTACCGCTTTTAGCTCCATTTGCAATTAGGTTGTGAATACTCATATCCAAGTTTCCCGTCCCATACTGGGTGCGGTCAAAAGGTGTTACGACATCAGAAGTACTCGAGACTTGGGCTCCTAGAGAGCCACCAGAACCACAACGGAAATACACTGCTTGGAAATTCTCTACATCTACGTTAGGGTCAGCGTCAAACATCTCCGCCAATGTAGCTCCCATACCACTACAAATAACATTGTCGTCTTTAAAGTGAAGCTCCTTGCTTCCATCTGGATAATGTTTCCAGACTTCTAAGTGTCCATGAGGGTCTGATTTTTCGAGAAATTGCATTTTAGTAATTGATATCCCATATTATAGTGATATAGTCTGTATTATCGTAATCTATTTTTAGTCCTGGAGGAAATGTTACTTTCTTATTGGTTAGATTAAAAACAGGATTGCGGGAAGGGTCTGCTATTTTATATAGTCCTTCTCGAGAACCTGCTGTATATGTAACACCGGTTCCACTAATTTGATAAGCAGTGTTAAGTTTAGTATACGTTTTCTTGTAGTCGAGGGTGTTTAAGCCTAATGCTCCGAGACCCCCCATATAATAATCCAGGAACCTCCAGTCGTCTTTGTGAAGCTTTAAGATGTACCGAAGTGTTTTATGTCCGTACGTAAGAGCTCCACCTTGGGTTACCTTGAATGACGATACAAGAAATCCTGCACTTGCGTCGCGTCCATTATCGTCCCATTTTGACCTAGGTTCAGGGTGACGGTAAATATAACCATCACTATTCACTACCCCCATTTGATTAAGGACTCCTGAGACTAGTCCTCCACTAGGGGCTAAACCATAAGGTTGTTGGGCATTCTTTAGTCCGTAAGTTCCTGAGCCAAAGAAGAGTCCTGCTGAAGGGAGGTACGCGCCCATTGCTATAGCTTCTTCCAAAGTCTTCTCCCCTGTAATAGACGGAGACATCGGGTTGTTAACAGCACGTAGCCCACTTAAATCCGGGTCATCAGCCGTAGCCTGGCTACGTAGTTTAGTTGGGTAATAATCAAAGAAATTAATTCTATTTAAGAATTGACCTAACTGACCTGGGTGACCAGAGGGTTGGGTTGATTGTAGAGTTACATCGCCTGGAGTGGGAAACTCAGGGAAGTTGAATGTGGCTCCGGATACATGATAATGGTTGGAGGAGGCAGCAGTCCATTTATAAACTTTAAACTCTTTTGTGTCTATATCGTGCTGGACATCAGTCCCAACATTGACAATAAAACTAACAGTTATTTTAGTGTTTGGTCCAAACAAAGGAGCTACGATTTGGGGTGATACTATCTGATTCCAAGATTTAGCGTCGGCGAAAAACTCGTCATTAGCTTGTGCGCCTCTATTGTATAGTGTGAAAGATGAAATTCTTTGTTCCGTTCCTGGACTCCACTCTCTTGAGGTGGAGTCGTAGAGATAGCGCACCCCATTGTACTTTGCTGCTATCGACATCTCAATGGTTGTATCGGCTGCGTCCAAGCTAATTGCCTCGAGCCCCACTGCGAACATATCCCCTCCTTTAAGGTTATACTCACCCAACGTAAAGTTTTGGGTAAGCCATGGGGCAAACGTACTACTTTTCTCGTTCTGTATGCGCATAACCGGAACAAAGATAGGGGTTGAAGAAGTGCCTCCTCCCGAGGTGGCTTTAAACATGAGCCCTCCAGGAACCTCCCAAGGGGTCATGGCTGANGGGGAANTGGTGTCTGTTAAGATGTTAACGGCGTTGTTCTTATTTCTTAGTTTAAATACAGCGCCATCATTGTACTCATCGAAATGAGTGCCGCCATAAGGCTCACTTGTCCACTTACTTGCATCCCGAATCCACCTACTTCTCCCGTTATTGGCTGCTAACGAAACATCCTGCAAACTAATATCGTGAAGAGCGTATACTCCTCCCGCGGCATCGATAATGTTAAGTTGGTATTCGGTATCTCTATCCAAGCCATATAAAGCCATTTTGGAAATAAGACTATTTGGGCACGAAATAAAACTTTCGTTGGCATCGTCAGTGTTTTCTGAGTAGTAATCCGTAGCTTGGATTGGTTCAGGTTGCCAGTCTCCTGCCGTAAAGTTATAATATAGTTCTTTCCAGATATCAACATTGGTTCCGAGACCAGGTCCCTTAAGAGCCAAGTCGCTTATTAATGTAGCGCCCGCTTCAGCGTTAGGTCCGAAGACTGCCGCCGTCAGCCTGTAATCTCCTGCATGCCCTATCCCGTCAGGGGTTAGGGAAGTGTATTCCCGTAATTGACCACTGGTTACATCGGGTAACGTTACAAAATTTTCGTAAGTGTAAGATGTAAATTCGTTGTTGTTGGCTCCGGATGGCAGAGGTAAAAAGTACGTAGCTGATGTACTTCCTCGGTAACTTGGTATAATTCCGGTTACAAACTGGTCCCACTCAGCTGTCTCCCAATTAAAAAATGTAGGAGCCCCAGTACCTCCAGCTTGAGANCTTAATGCAAAGTAAGAAGGAGTATCTAGACTGTTGAACACCCGCATCGAGAGCGTATAGTCCCCTGAATTGGCTGCGAGATTATCTGAAGTAATAGAGCTTGCTGCTGATGACCCGGATGCGTCAACCCACAAACCCCAGTCTAGAGGTGTTGAGCTTTCCCGCTTTAAAGATTTAGAGAAGAATGGGTGGGTAGCCCTGTGCGCGTTAGTGTTTGTGCAGTATGGGTTTAAGTTAGTGGGCGTATTAAGCGCACTATACGACCCCGCGTTATCTTGCATCCATGTGGATAGGATATTATAGTTATTAGTCCCTGGTTGAGCGCGGGCTTTTGCCTTGAAACTATATTGAAATTGAGGTAACGTAGCGCCTGCATAAGTTCCTTTAACCGCTACTCTGTAGGTTTTGGTGGGTTCTAACCCAACAAAATTTTGTACCAATTGTGTTTTAGCGGGGACATTAATATCATCAATAGATGCAGTAACATCGGCAGCAGCGGTCCCACCTAAAGAAGCGTACCTAGTCGCACTTAAAAGAAGTCCTGAAAAAATATTACCTGATTTTACTCGGGATATCGAGGAGTTAAGAGACCATTTTGCAATACCACTGTGGTCGTACACGTAGGTTCTCCACCCAGCTAGTGGACCCAAAGAAAAATTTCTTATTAAGTAATAACAGAAACCGTCGGTTCCATCGCTTCTTCCTGTGCCTGCTATACGGAGAGTATATGATTCCTGTTGTGCGTCGGCTGGCAGTACAATCTGAACCCCTTTTGAGGTCCAAGTGTTTTTTGCCGTGTAGGAAACATTATAAGTGTTACCGTTGGGCACCCAGATATCATTTTGTAAAGTTGTGCTTTGTTCTGTAAAGCTATACTCATACCCGTCAGAATCTCTCGTTAGTGTGACTTGAAGATTTCCGCAATCGGCAGCAGCAGCTTCCCCAGATACCATTGTATCGAAGGATAGCATTAGAGTTCTATTATTATCGTACTGACCATTAGCTGCGTCGAGTAACAGTGGAGAGACCCAACCCTTGGCAAACGCGAAATTATTTTTGTACTCGTTCCCTAGATTAAACGTTTGTTCGACTAAGGCTGCTCCACTGGAATCCAATTCAATGGAGGACGCATAAAGAGCTACGCCATTAGGTTGAGTGGCATCAATCGCTTGTTGGTTTTTAGATAAAGGGAAGACAGCGCCAAGATAATTATCGCCATCTCTATTTCCTGGGTTACTAGAGTCCCTGGCAAGAGGGTTTAGTTGTGTCCAGCCGGGAGTCTTGTAAAGACCTGCTTGAGTACACCCGTTAGGGTTGGTGACGTCGGAGGAAGGGAACTCTGTTACGATATTAAAGTCGTTATTCATCAACAAACTTTGGTGCTTCAGGAAGTTAGGATTAGTTAGAATTTGATGTCGTTCATCACATACTTCTAATCGCACAATATTAATATAAGGATTTACGTAATTAACCTCCCAAGGCGCAAAACTTTCGTCTACAAAACCTATTGACGGAAAAATATATTCGACGAAGTATTCATTATTTGGTTGGAAGGCTTGGTCTCTTTCATTACCCTTTAGACGGAATCTAAACTCATCTACCTCGTAGAAATTCTTTAGCTTTACCGTGTGGTTTAAATCCTTATTATCTTTATCTAAGACAACAAAGCTTTCAGTAACAAAATCATAATACTCCAAAGGAACATCATTTTTTCCTCGGGAAATACGAATGTCTATAGTAGCATTGTAAGCTTTGCCGTTCGTGTATAGAGTGTATACTCCACCCAACTTCATCTCTGTGAGACGTTGGCGCAACGTCACTTGTTCCTGACCAGCGACCAACTCGAATTTGGTAATGTCAACTTCTCCTTCAGATGTTGTGTCCGTTGTCTGGGTTACCATCCCTTCTTGTAAGTTATGTAAATAATTTACTGTCCACCCCAACATAGAGTTTAATGTAGGGTTAACTAATAAATTAGCATCCACTTGGTTATCATATTTCCATTGATTGAATCCTATACTAGAGTAGCAATCCCACATCTCGAAGGCGGCATTGTCAGTAACAGGTAATAGTTGGTAGTTCTCAGCAGACGTTGCCATTCCACTGTACCAAAACCGTGAGTCTCTTTGGGAATAACCTTTCTTCGCACTACCTAACGTCATCGCTTGAATTTGATAGCTAGAGACGGAGCTAACTCCTGGCTCCATAGATGTAGGGGTCGCACTAGGGTTAGGCATATAGGTCATTACATCTGCGATAGTTTTCCTAAAACCATCAACCACCATNTTAGAGCCTGTGTAAAGACTCTTGTGGGTATCTCCATAACTTTGGAAAATTTCTATGTTACCTTTAATCATTTTCTCTAAATCCGTAAACTCCGTTTGTGGCTGAATGGCTACCNCCCCAATATTCAAGATACTCNCTTCGGCTTCCTCCTGATAATAGGTAGGTGCCGGACGAGTCTCTGGCATCTCTAGAAGATTTGCTTATATTTAAGTCGTCAAAGAAATCAAATATATCTACAAAATCCTTTTTGGAATAATCCTCAGCATAAACATTATAGCGTTTATTTACAATATCTACGCCCAATAATGTTACTCCATTAAATTCTCCTGTTCTCTCAGGTTTTCCTATCTCTATGTAATAAACGGTTTGGTCGTCATGAACCGGACCAGCCGATGCAAAATATCCTCCAAGAGGACCATCTTTAGAAAGCGAGTGATACTTGAGGGGGGTTCTACTGTTCTGCGTATTGAACTCTAGGACGTGTCGCGTCGGTTCCATTGAGTTTCCTGGGAAGGTTACCTGTTTCCACTGTCTATCGTTTGAGGTTTCAGTTGAATTAGACCAGGATTTAGATACCCAATCATAACACCAATTTTTCGCCACCTCATCCCAGCCATTCCCTACAAATGGTTTCGGGTCAGTTACGATTCTTACATATAACTTTTCATCAGGACGACTTGTCGCAGCGGCAATACTCGCTACCCTTGCGCTAATACCTAAGAGGTATTCCTCATCTTTAAATAGTTTATTCCCTTGTCTACCCGCGGTAATCTTTGAGATACCTTGTTCGTGGTTTTCTATTCTAATATTTCTTACCACATATCCATTAAGATTACCCGCGCCTCTCGAACCAGGGGAAATAAATAATTGATAATTATCGTTTTGGTGAAAGGTAGCAGAGGGGGTAATAGTTCCTATGAACGTACTATACTCAGCTTCTGCCAGAACGCTGCTAACCATACAGTTTACTAGGTTAGATGACAAAGTGCTGTCTATTTCCCTCCACTGCCCAACAGTGTTTGTGGCGTATTGCGTAGTTGGCTGTACCCATTGTTTATTCTGGGTTATGTTAAATAGTGCGTATGTAAGTTTACTGTTTACTCCTGGGTAGGCAGACGCGTCCACGGAAATGCGGTATGAGTTAGAGGGGGTTAATTGTCTTAAGTTAGCAGGAGTTTGGCGGTCCGTTACATCAACAACCGTCGCAAGGTTAGGAGTTTGAAAAGTTCCTAGTACACCTGACAGAACTCCTAGTGTCCCTGTACCTGAGGTAACCCCTCCTTTCCCGTGCATACGAACATAAGGTAAAGCACTGCCAGGTGTCTCCACAAACTCTATTTTCGAACCCCCGTGGACGTGATACCCGTCTTGGTTAATCACGGGAGTTCTGTTCTCGTCTTGAAGTGCCCATCCGGCGATTGCGGACAGCGATTTGCTTCGCAGAGCCCCAAGATTTCTTGGCGCAAACTTTAATTTACCGTTATAAGAATAATTCATATTCCCGTCTAAAGCAAATCTTGCACGAACTGTTTGGAAAGGATTATCTGTTCCGTGCCGCTGCACAAAAGTAATGCCGCTCGGAGAAATTAAATCAATATTATAAGACGGGTTAGAAAGGTTGTTCCACACTGCAAACGAGTTAACTCGAGGAGCCACAAAGTCTATACCAGACAACATAGTTTTATTGGATTGGTAAATCTCCGTTGGGTGTTCAAACGTATCCAGTGTAGCGACATAGGAACCGAAAGCGCCAGCAGCTAGAATTCCGTTCGTCAGGGTTGCGTTCTTTCCTGCAGCATTAATATAAATATTATTTTCTCCTACCGCGGGCGTAGCTGCAACACTACTCCAATCTGGATTAAGTGAAGAAATAGTTCCTCCGAAACTTCCCGGAAAAGACTTACCTCCTAGGTTGTCTTGTATCTTCCCCTTAATGGAGAAGTTGTGGTTAAATAATAAAGGACCAAATACATGGGCTAGGATGTTAAAACCTCCAGCATATCTGTCTCCATCTACCTGAGTATTTTGGTCTACCCAGCACTGCAGTTGTCTCCTGAACGTGTTGTTGTAATCCCAGTAAAGCCTTTGGACTCCCGCCCCGAATTTAAAGTTTTCAAATCCTTGGTCCGTAAAGTGATACCACCTCGAGTCCTTTCTCCCTCGTCTGACAAAAATGGTGGTCATAGCCCGGAGAATCTGGGACCCAAAAACATCTCTTAATTGATTGAAGCTAGATGCATTTGGTTCAAAGCCTGGAATAGCTCGTGCTGGGAAAAAAGATGAGGCTTGGAACTCAAAGAATGGGGCAGCCGAAGTGTTGTAATATGAGTAGACCGAGGATAGGCTTCCACTAGTATCAACAAAGTTCTGTGAAGAGAAGTTAAATCCTTTTGGTACGAAACCAGGAAGGTTTAGACCTCTTGCTTTTAACACAGGTTGGAGCGCGCCTCCACTCATTCCAAACCAATCGGTAGAGATTGGTTGGTTAAGACCTTGTCTGTTTTGTGCCCAGCCAGTAAATTTATATTTTAAATCTTTTCTTCTTCCCGCAGTTCTTCTAGCGATAAGCGCTTTATTTCCTTGTGGGGCGGGGTCAATGGGACCTCGTGGTGTGCCCGACACACCTCCACTCCAAAAATAACCTTGAGGACCTGTACCCCTGGTCGGAATTAAAGTAGCGGACGGGAGATACCTGCCATTCTGTGGGTTATATATGCTAGGGAATACCCCCACACCACTAAAGGAGCCTAACGAAGCCCACGCGCCAGGGAAAGCAGAGACAGTGTATGTACTATGGAGTTGGTCCATATCGGACTGGATAGTATTAACTACTTCCAAGTCCATGGTCCCAGACCATGGAGTATCATAGTTTGCATCCCCAACAGGACCGTACCGGGTTCCCCAGTAATCGTCGGTTATTGCCGAGCCCACGAATATTTTATTCAGGGTGTGGAAAGGTGCGAATTGTCGGAATATGCTAACGATAGCCGGAAGTCCTTTCCGTCCGATTTTAGTCTTCGCTAAGTTTGTGAAATCGTTAGAGGAGAAATCAATCGAAGAAGCGAAAAATTTGGAGTGTACTTCTGAAGATTTAGAGTTCCAAAAATCAAAAACACTCATGCTGTCTAAATCNCCNCCCCTAATCACACTCTGGTAATTAAATGGAAGTTGTAGAGATGAGGTCATAAACTTGAAGGAGTTGTTAGCTCCCCATCCCGGCTCATTTATACCCTCCGCCTCTTTTATTGAAACAGAGCTGGAAATATACTTGGCTACGCTATTAGCAGCGGTAGACGAAACTCCACATCCCGCTTCATCAAATGTCCTTGACAGAGTAGCGGAAACGCTTCGAATGAAGTTGTCCATATTCGGACCTATACCACAATTTTGGTAAAACCTACTCTCTTCCCATGGGGGAATATTAAGGAAAGCGTTTCTGTACTCGTAGCCCGGGTTTACGCCTCTTACAACCTGTTGTTTCCAGTAAGCTGTTTCCTTATAAGGAATTCCACCTATATCTAAATAACCGTATTGGTAGTTTAACAGCTCCAGAATTGCGTCCACCGCAAAACGTATATTGTTATCCTGGTTCTGCGCGTCATAATTGGTTACGCTTACCGGGATTCCCGACGCTGCTAGGGACCGGGTCCATGCCTTTTTGAATTTTAGGTACTCCTTTGGATTTTTTCCTAAATCAGTCTCAGTTTTGAGAGTGTAGTAAAGAAGATTTGGTACATAGGATTCCCATAACTCTTGTAGACCAGATACCTGTGCGTTGGGGGTATACACAGAGGACGGGATAATCATGTTAGCGGCGTTTGCGAGTGCTTGTCTCGTACCCTTCGCTTTATAAAGAAAAATAGCTTGCTTTAATTGGGCTCGCCATTTGTCCGGGTCGTCAGAGAAAAATGTCCATCCTAAGTATCTTCCTAGGTATTGCAAAAATTCTTCAGGGCATTCCTCAATGTCCAACAAGTACTGAACATCTCTGATGGAATTCTGTACGTCATAGAATCCATAGGCAAGAGCCTTAAGCATTTTACCCATAGGACCAGCGTTCTCCATCCTACTTACGTCAAGCCCAAGAAGAGACGCGTTAACGATGTCCCTGAAGTATAACGAGTTCGGGTCGTCTTCGTTTACCCATACGTTCACGAGCGTGTCTAACGCACTTACAAGCTGTCCTCCCGAGGCATAAAAATTACCTTGCTCCCCTGCAGTGGGGATAAACGTAGAAGAAGGCGTGTTGAACGGAACAGGTACAAACTTTTCCCGTACAGGAGACCATAAAGTAGAACCTCCTTTAGCGTTAGTGTACATCCATTTAAATAAGTTTCGTACGCCATCAGAAGTTTGTATTCTCTTTCCATAATATAGATTATCCATTATGGAACTATACAAAAAGGAGCTTACTCCTACTGATTCAGAGTCGACAATGGTTCCAGAGGTGTTCTGGAAATATACCCACCCAAGTTTATCAATCAGCGTATTGGCAACACCAGACATCGTTGTAACGCTAGGGTCAACCACGGAGCTAAAGCTGCTTCCAAAAAACTCACTTACATTATTAAACTCCGTGTGAGGAAGTGCGGAAGTTAAAAGAAAATTAGAAAATTCATCTTTGTTCGTAAAACTTCCAAAAGTTTTTCCTAAAGGTCTTAACACATAATTTTCATAAGCAGTAGGGCTTACATCAGTTAGGTCATTAAAAGGTACAAAGTACGGTACGTATGCTTCGTTACCGCTAAAAGAAGATACTTGAAGATTGTAAGTAGTCGGCGCTCCAATAAGGCTCGAGACGTTCCTGGCAAGATAAAGGATAGAGCCTAAAACTCTGTACTGCAAATCTTCTTCCGACCCGAATAGGTTATATTCAGTTGATTCGTAGTACTCAGGAACAATACGTCTAATTACTTCAATATAATTAGATTTAAAGTGTTCTTGCCCTGCACCTTTATCCGACATTGTCATCGTTACACAAGCTCCGTACTAAATTCAAAGTTATTCAACTGAACAATCTCATTGAAGTTCACGAAAATGTCGTCCGGGAGATTGTCTACTTTAAAGAATCTAATTTCAGGCACGGTTAACATAAAATTATTTACGTCCGCCATACTTACCTTCTGCCCAAACGCGAGGTTATCGACGTTAAAGAACTCCAGGAGCTTATCCGCTGCTTTTTGTTGGATGGAATCAATAAACCTCTTGTTGGATTTATCAATAAAGAGGGTTGCTACTATATCTAAAGTTCGCACGACGCCGTCTGAAATAACAATATCGTCCGTTAACATTTTATAGTTCTGGAAGTAATCCAACAATTCTTTTTTCATCGCGACGGAAGCCCGTTCTAATTGGGTTTCAGATGCTTTGGACAATACAAATAAATCAATGATGTTAGCTGCGGCTCCATTAGTTCTTAAAGAAGCCATAGCTTTAGCGGTTGTCCCCCCTGTACCTACAAAGGAATTAGCGAGGACATTATAATCTTCCCCGGTCACTGCTCGATACTGAGTTCTGAAGAAGTACGGTGCGTAACGTTTAGCGTGGGCTACGGACTCAGGGGGGTTTCCTCCAGAGCCTTTTGTAGTGTTTCTTATAGTAGCATCAATTGGGTCAGTCCCACCATTGAAGCAACGTAGGGTAGTATCCAACGTTCCTTGTGCTATGTTTCCATTACTTCCCCCTCCCGTGCGGTATGTAACTACAAAAGAAGCTCCTGGGCTTGGAAGACGTCCTCTAACTCCATCACCGAAAGTCAGAATACATCCA